CCCGGCGGCACCCTGTACATGGTCTGCGACCCCGCTGGCGCCCGGAATTGGTTCTGTTTGTGGTTGTTGGTCTACGAGGACGGCAAGCGGGTTGTGGTGCGGGAGTTCCCGGACTTCAGCAACTACGGCGAGTGGGCCCTGCCCTCCGAGAAGCCCGACGGCAAGCTCGGGCCTGCCCAGACCTTGGATGCCGGGCGGTCGATATCCGAGTACCGTAACCTATTCAGGACCATTGAGGCCGAGCTCGGTTACGGCGAGCCTGTGATGCGCCTGATCGACCCCAAGGCCGGCGGTTCGCCCGCACTATCCGAGGCCGGCGGCACAACCCTGATCGACCTCCTGGCCGAGTCCGACAACCCCCAGGACGAGCCCATGGCATTCGTACCGGCACCCGGCGTGCCCGTCGACCAGCGCACCAGCGCCATCAACAGCCTCCTCTCCTACGATGCCACCCAGCCGCTCACCCCGCTCAACGAGCCCTCGCTCTATATCACCGACGACTGCGTCAACCTTACCTACGCACTCTCCGAGCACACCGGGCGCGACGGGCAGAAGGGTGCGACCAAGGACCCCATCGACTGCTTGGGGATGCTCTTGGTCTCCGGTCTTGCGTTCGTAGGCCATGGGGGCTTTGATTGCCGCGGCGGCGGTGGATACTAACAAAAGACACTATGCAAGGAGATTCCTACAAGCAGGCAACCGACGTGATGGCACGGGTCGGCGACGAGCCCAATGTCAGCGCACTGACCGAGGAGCTGCGGCGTTCGGCCACCGACTACGGCGTCTTCGCCCGTGTCGAGAATGCCGAGAATGTGCGCTACTGCCGCTGGCCTGGTCAGACCGACGACGGCAAGAAGTGGAATGATGCCAACCGCAACAAGCCGGCATTCCCCTGGGACGGCGCCTCCGACACCCGCATCCCGCTTGCCGACGAGGTGATCAACGGCCTCGTGGACCTCTGCAGCACCTCCTTCTGGCGCTCGATGCTCCGCGTCAGCCCCACCAACATCAGCCAGCTTGATCAGGCCGTCACCGCGCACAACCTGATGGACTGGACGGTCAATGCGAAGATGTACAACGACCTCACCCGCGAGGTCGAGCTGCTCTCCCAGTACCTATGGACCTACGGCTGGGCCGGTGTGCACGTCACCTGGCAGCAGGAGATGGGTCAGAAGGAGCAGTACCTGACCATGGACCAGATCATGGCTCTGGCAGCCCAGTCCCCACAGGACTCCATCCTTGCCGACCTGCCCAACCTCATCGCCAATCCCGAGGCCGACGACCAATCCGCAGAGCTCCTCCTCTCGGCCTTCCCCAACCTGCGCAAGCGCCGGGCCCTCAAGGCCATCCGCGACCTGCGCACCGAGGGCGAGTGCGACTTCCCCATCCCGACCATGGTCACCAACAAGCCCATGGTGGCAGCCCTCGCACCCTACGACGAGCTGGTCTTCCCGCCCGAGACCACCGACATCCAGTCCGCCCGGGTGGTGTTCCGACGGTTTTACATGACCGAGGCCGAGCTCTTGAACAAGGTCGAGACCGAGGGCTGGGACGCCGAGTGGGCCCAGGAGGCGATCAACACGATGGGCCGTTTCAGCGACTACTCGGCCTACACCTACGCTGCTGTCGGCCTGGCCGAAAACTCCATCCTCGACCGCGAGAACCTGATCGAGGTGGTCTATAGCTACCAAAAATCAATCGACTCCGACGGCATCCCGGGCGTGTTCTACACCGTATTCAGCCCTCAGGTGGGCGACAAATGGGGCTACTTCGACCTCTTGGACTACACGCACGGGCAGTACCCGTTTGTGGTGTGGCGCAGTGAGCTCATCCACCGCCAGATCACCGAGAGCCGGGGCGTGCCCGAGGTCTGCTCGACCTGGCAGCACGAGGTCAAGGCCCAGCGCGACTCCATCTTCGACTACACGTCCCTGGCCACCCTGCCGCCCATCGAGGTCCCCAAGACCCGCGGCGGCAACCTGAAGATCGGCCCGGCGATCCAGATCCCGGTCCTGCGCCGCGGCGAGATCGGCTTCCTGCAACCGCCCGCCCGCGAGCCCAGTGTGGCCTTCCAACTGATCGCAGCCATCGAGGCCCAGACCGACCGCTACTTTGGGCGCCCGACCGAGAAGGTCCCCCCGGTGATCACCCAGATGCGCCAGCAGCGCCTGATCAACAACTGGCTGCACGGCTGGACCGAGGCGTTCCGCCAGGTGCTGTCCCTCACCCTGCAGTACATCGGCCCCGCCGAGATCCAGCGCATCACGGCCTCGGCCACCCCGCTCCCGCCCGACATTCAGGACTTCGACGTGATGCTGAAGTTCGACATCCGCGAGCTCTCCACCGACCTGGTCACCGAGAAGCTGAAGGCCATCAGCACCCTCGTCCTGCCCCTCGACACCGCCGGCGTCATTGACCGAGCCAAGCTGATCTCTGTGGCTCTCCGGGCCATTGATCCCAACCTGGCCAGCGAGCTGGTCATGCAGCAGGGCCCTGCCGCGCAGAAGATGTTCGGTGAAACCAACGACGAGGTGGCGCTGATGAGCCTCGGCAACCCGCCCCAATTGCGCGAGAACGACCCTACAGCAGCCATGCGCCTGCAATTCACTCAGCAGGTGCTACAGAGCAACCCGAAGTACCAGCAACAGCTCCAGCAGGACCCGCTCTTCCAAGCCAACCTGCAGAAGTACATTGAGAACCTGCAGTTCTCGGTGCAACAGCAGCAGAACGCCGTCACCGGCAGACTCGGAGTCCAATGAAACTGAACGACGAACAACTCTCGGAGGCCCTGTCAGTGTCCGAGGAGCACCCGGTGCTCAAGGCCATTGGCCAGGTCATCGACGACACGCTACGGGACGAGGTACACAGCGCCCTCCTCCCATCGCTTTCCGCGGAGGACCGTGCCTACAACGCAGGCCGGGCAGCCGCGATCAAGGATCTCATCGCACAAATCAGTGCGCTGCGAAACGGGAGAGACTTGACTTCCGGTCAATTCTAGGCTCTCACTCACACAACGGCTTCTTGGTTGGCCTCAACAACCATGGTTGCAGCATACCCGGCTTGCAGGGTCTAAAAGCATGGACATCCAAACGACACAGGAAGCGCCCCTGTCTAAAAACACGGCACAGCCCCCAATCAACCCGATGCAGTTCGACGAATCGGCGTTGGCCAAGTTGCTGAAGACACGATTCAGCGGGGAGGAGGAGAAGGCGTCAGACGTCGAGCAACAAGCGCCGGAGCCGGAAGCCACTTCAGTGGACGATCAGGCCGAGGATGCGGAGCCGACCGCAGAACAAACGGATGCGCAGGCCGAGTCGCCTGAGCAGGATGTTCTTTCCGAGACCGAAGAGAACAGCGACGAGGAATCGCTGGGCTACCGCAAACGCATCGACAAGCTCACGCGCCAGAAGAAAGAGGCGCTGGAGAAGGCCGAGGCGCTCGAGCGGGAGCTCAACGATGCCAAGACCAAACTGGAGCAGACCAACGACAGGCCGACCGCGGTGCAGTCCGCTGCAGACCCGTTTGCCGATGTCTGGGAAGTGTCGAAACTCAACGATGAGTGGAGCAAGGCCCGGAATCTTAAACGGTGGTGCGAGGACAACATCGACGGCTGCGAAGTAGAGGGCAAGGAGTACAGCGCGGATGACGTGAAGCAGATCAAGCGGCGTGTAGAAGACGCCATCGACCTGCACATCCCGAATCGCGCCCGCTTCCTGCAGAACTACCAGCAGATCAAGCCCATCGCGGAACAGCTCTACCCATGGTGGAAAGACCGTTCGGCTACCGAGTACACCGAGGCGCAGGCCGTCCTGCGGCAACTGCCGCAGATTGCCTCACTGCCGGAGTACCAGGTGCTGGTCGGTGACTTCATTGCCGGGCGCAAGTTGCGTCTGGCGCAGGAGTCCGCCAAGGGCAAGCCATCTGCCACCCGCCCACTGGTCAAGGCACCCAGTCAGCCTGGTCGACCGACCGCAATCCCTGCATCAAAGAAGGATGCGGCCAAGGTCGGCCTGGATAAAGCCAAGTCGCAGTTCCGAAAGTCCGGGACGACCACCGAATTAGCCCAAGTACTCAAAAGGATGCTCTAAACCATGCCCCTACTTCAGCCCAACCAGGGCGGCTCTGTGCCGCTCGCTTCAACCTCCGCCGCTCGTGAAGATCTGGCGGACTACATCGCCATCGTCGACGCCAAGTCGACCCCGTTCGTGTCCATGGCCCCCAAGGGCAAGGACATCGGCAATATGCAGTTCTCTTGGCAGGTCGACAACTACGGCGCCCCTGTTCTCGGTGGCGTGCCGGACGGTACCGACGTGACCGTGTCCAGCGCCTCAAACCCGGTGGTCAACCGGACCCGCCTGAACAACTACGGCCAGGCCTTCCGCCGTGATTTGCGTATCGGCTTCATTGCCGAGACCCAGGAGGTCGCCGGTGTGACCGATGAGTTGGCCAACGGCATCGCCAAGAAGCTCGTTGAGATCAAGCGCGACATGGAGTCGACCTTCATGTGCACCAACCAAGCCGCCCAGATGGACACGGGTCCCGGCGGCAACGCCTACCGCACCGGCTCGATGGGTAACTGGTTGAACAGCACCAACGCCGCCAACATCGGCGCGTGCGCTTCTGGTTCGCCCTTCCTGCCGGCCTCCGGCGCGGTCGACACTACCGCCGCGGCTTCCTTCACTGAGGCCACTGCCCAGAACGTGCTGACCGCTATCTACAGCGCCACCGGCACCTTCCGCGACTACGATTGTATCCTTGGCACCACGCTCAAGCGTGCGTTCACCAACCTCACGGCCTCTGGCGTCACTCAGGTCGCCAACGCCAACAGCATCGCTGCCACCAGCGTCCGCACCTTCAACCAGGACCTGTCTAGCGACACTTTTAAGGCCTCCATTGATCTTTTCGAGGGAGACTTTGGACGGCTTGTTTTGCATCCGACCCAATTTTTAGGGTCTACCACTGGCACCACGTTGACCGCCACGGCCACCAAGGGCTATGTCATCCCCATGGACATGGTCGAGGTCCGCTACGCCAAGCTGCCCCAGGTTAAGGATCTGCCCGACGCCGGCGGCGGCCCTGCCCGCCTCGTTGAGGCCATTGCCGGCCTCGTTGTCAAGAACCCGAGCGGTTTCGGCTTCTTCAACGGCGCCTAATCAGTCTACAACGGGGGAGGTCCACTCCGGGCCTCCCCCTCTTTCCTTTCATGGCTCACAATTCCGCATCATCCGTCATCGCCAACGCCCTCGACGATATGCCCGGCGAACTGCGCCGCGCCGTCATCAAGGAGTTCCAATCCGGCATCCAGAAGGACTGGGTCAAAGCCGGCATTGATCAGAAGCGCATCGCCCAGGACTCGCAACGCGAGGTCCGCGCCATCGACGGCATCGGACGGCTACGGATGCGGATCGACCCCACTCTCTACCATGCCTGGGGCACCAAGTACGGGTACGATTGCTGGAAGGACTCCCAATTTTTGAAAGAGGTCGAGCGGGATAACCCCGAGGTGCGAGTGCGCTGCGGGGCTACACGCTTGCAGGTTGGATGGAGCGGTGGCACAAAACGCAGTAGTCAGAA